TCAGTAGAAATAAATTGAAGAAACATGAAAATAAGGATTAAGACTCAGGAAAGTACTTATTTTCTTAAGTTGATGATGATTCTAAATAATATACCCCCTTTCAATAAATTAAGACCCAAAGAGTTAGAACTATACGCTCACCTGTTGTCGGTAAATCATAAGTACAGGAATATCCCTTTCAAGGAAAGGAATAAATTGATATTCAACTATGATACAAAGATAGATATCGCAAATCTTATGGGTGTTAAGTTGTCAGGGGTGTATAATATTTTGAGTAATCTTCGTTTACTTAAGATAATAGATGGGGAGTCTTTGATTCCCAAATATATTCTTAGTAAGGAGAAAGAGTTAATCTTTCTTTTTGAAGATGAAGACTAATTCCAAATATAATGTGTAGTTTAGAAGAGATAATTGATAAGCTTAGAGAAAAACCCTATTTAATGGGGATGGGGGCCAATAAAGTGGCTGAAAGAATTAAAGGAACAGCAGAGGATGTAAGAGCAGCAAAGAAGTTTTTGTATAGAGAAAGATTTTTACATGATGTACCAATAAATAAACAGGATTCTCATTCTATACCAAAGATATTACTGTTAGATATAGAGACAGCTCCTTTGAGGGCGTATGTCTGGCGAACTTGGAAACAGAATATTTACTTGGACCAGATGATATCAGATTGGTTCATGCTTACTTGGGCAGCCAAGTGGCTCTTAGAACCAGAAATACTTTCTCAGAGATTAGGAGGTAAAGAGGTCTTAGAGGAGAATGATGAAAGAATAGTAGAGACCTTATGGCATCTACTTAATCAGGCTGATATAGTTATAGCGCACAATGGTAAGTCATTTGACATTCCCAAAATTAAATCCAGATTCTTAATACATAATCTTCCTCCAACAACATACTATCAACAGATAGACACTAAGGAGATTGCAGCAAAAGAGTTTGGATTTTCTTCTAATAAGCTAGAAGGCCTAGCAAGAACTTTTGGTATAGAGGGTAAGAATGAGACAGATTTTACACTCTGGTCATCTTGTATGTCTGGTGATGAAGAGTCTCTAAAGTACATGGAGAAATACAATAGGCAGGATGTGATAGTGTTAGAAGAAGTATATCTTATTATGAGACCTTATATTAAAGCACACCCCAACTATAATTTATTCATTGATAGTGAGTATCCAGTCTGTCCAAATTGTGGGGGAAAGGAGTTAGAGTTTGCAGGATATTATTATTTTACGCAAACGGGAAAATATAGAAATTATAGATGTACCTCATGTGGTGCATTGGCTAGAGAGAGAAAAACAGTTTTTAAAAATAGTAAAACAATCTTAGTAAGCAATGGCAAATAAATGTGTTAGATGTGAGTCTTTGGAGCGTCCTCAGAGAAACAAGAGGATACACTTAGTCAAGACTCCTTCTGGAGGAGAGATTCCAATTTGTGCCACTTGTCTTCTTGAGATACAGGAAGAGGAAGATTTTGTTAAGTCTTTAAAAGAAGAAGAGGAAGAGGATGAACCCAGAGGTGAAGGCTTTGATTAACAGTGTAGCTAAGGAGTTGAATCTTAATGTGTCTGATGTCGAGAGGGCCTATGAAGCCCCCTTCGACCTTCAGGCTATTGTTATGAAATACAGATGTGACAGGGATAAACAAATATTTCCCAGTCTCAGGATACCATACTTTTTGATCTTCTATTGTCCTACTTGGAATAAGAAACGATTACTTAAAAAGTGGAAGAAGGATGAAATTGTTTTATAAAAAATTTGGTAAAGTTAGAAAGTATCTTAATCATAATTGAGGGAAAACCTGTTATAAAACGAACTACAGCAGGAGGGTTCATATGGAAATATCTAAAAGAAATGGAGGGGAGTAGCAATTAAATTATTCGACTTATTTAATAATCAGGTTGTAATATCAGAAGAGGCTTATATACTTAAGCCTTTTAAAGTTATATGGGATAGGGATAAATCTAAAGGTAAAGACAAGGCTCTAGCAGAACTTGGTTTTATATATTTTATGGAAGACTTCAAGTCAGACTTTTCTGATATCGTTGATGAAGTAGAAAGGGAGGCAGAGGTTAAAGAGAGCATCGGTTTAAGTCCTTCTTGGAAGGAGGATAAGGTCATCACAACAGCCAGGGAATTCTATCGTAAAAGGAGCGAAGAAATTACTCCATTGCTATTACTTAAGGACTCTAAGATAGTAATAGATAAGATGAGGGGATATTTCAGAGAGGTAGATTTCCTGGCTTTGGATGATAAAGGAAGACCAGTCTATGACATAGATAAGTTAGCTCGAGTAATTGAACGTAGTGGAAATATCCTAGAAAACCTTAACAAGTTGGAACTCATGGTTAAGAAGGAGGTTCAGTCTAAGAAAGATAGAGTTGGTAGTAAACAAAAAGCAATCATGGAAGATGGAGTTTAATAGTTTACAAACCCCCTTGGATGAAGATAGGATTAAGAAAGAAGTCCTGGCTGAGTTGGTGGAGTTCATTTCCACTATTCAGTTTATTCAAAACCTAACTAATCCTAATCGTAAGAGAGCCAAGGATTTAGAAAGAGATGAGTTTGGTAGGATAAAAGTTGATCTAACTAATCCTCATATCTTAGAGGATATGGATTACTTTAGACAAGCTGCCATACACTATGAACAATTTCATAAGTATACCAATCTATATCCTAACTCCCAGCCAACTTCTAACTACTTCAAGTTTTGGAAAGAAGAGGCTAGACGTTGCAGGGAGGGTCTCGTCAGAGAATCTGATGGAGAGTGGATACCGGGACCATACTATTTCTATCTGAACTACTCTCCTATAATTAGGAGTAAGATAGTCAAAGGTACTAGAAGAGCTGAGCGTTTCAGGGGATTTCCAGACGTATATGATGGTAATTATCTATATTTTCACTATATACAACAAGCTAAGGAAGCTGGAAAGCATTGTGGAGTTCTTAAAAGAAGGGGTGTAGGATTCTCCTACATGGGTTCTAGTGGCCTCGCACGTATCCTGCTTCTTGGAGATACATCTTTTAATAGAGGAGATGTTAAAGCTTTTGCAATAGCTTCTGAGAAAGAGTACTTGATAAAAGATGGTATCCTAAATAAGTTTGAAGATAATATAGATTGGTGTGCCAATAATACTCCCTGGCCAAGACTTAAGACAAAGGATTCTATTAATAATATGGTCTGGGAGATGGGTTACACTGATCTCAATGGCCTTACCCAAGGTACCAGAAACTCTGTTATTGGAGTAACTACTCAGGGAGATCCTGATAAGGCTCGTGGTAAAAGAGGTCCCGTGATCTATTGGGATGAGTGGGGAATATTCCCTAACTTACTTAGGTCTTGGAACGTAGGACGTGAATCAGTAGAAGAAGGTAGTTTTGCCTTTGGAACAATGATTGGTGGTGGTACTGGAGGAACTGAGGGAGCAGACTTCGCAGGTGCAGAAGAGATGATCTATAATCCTGATGGTTATAATATACTATCACTACCTAATGTATATGATAAGAATACCAATGGATCTACCAAGATAGCTTTCTTCTTTCCGGCATATCTTAATCGTCTTGGTAAATATGATATTAATGGCAACTCAGATGTAATAGGATCTCTCATAGAGATTATAGAAAAACGTCTGGATATCAAGTATAATTCTACAGATCCTAACACCTTAGTTCAGCATAAGGCTGAGATGTGTATTACTCCCCAGGAAGCTATTATGAGGAGAGAGGGAAGTATATTTCCAATCTCGGATCTCAAGGATTACTTATCCAGTATTATGCCAGACTTAAGTAAGTTTATAGCAACTCACTACATAGGGCATCTTAAGACTAATACTCTTGGCGAGATAGCCTGGGATAAAATCGAATTACATTCTGTCCTTCGCAACTATCCCTTAAAGGATGAATTGGATAAGATTGGCTGTACTGAGATCTTTGAGATGCCTAGGAAGACTCAGGATGGAACTATTCCTGTCTGGCGATATATAGCTGGTATAGACCCAATTGACGTAGATGCAGGACAGTGGACTAACTCTCTTGGATCAATCTTCATATTTGATACTTGGACAGATAGGATAGTAGCAGAGTATACTGGGAGACCCATGATGGCCTCTGAATTCTATGATTCTTGCATAAAATTACTAAGATTTTATAATGCTATTGCTAACTATGAGAATAACTTAAAGGGACTATTTCAGTACTTTGAGAGTACAAGGAACTTACAATATCTATGTGATACTCCTCAGGTGCTTAGAGATATGGAGTATGTTAAGGGTAATATGTTTGGTAACAGGTCTAAAGGTACGAATGCCAGTAAACAAATTAATGCCTGGGGGCGTAAGTTACAGGCTGACTGGTTAATATCTACTGCTTATCAACCCTTTGATGAGGAGGATAAAGACGAATTAGGTAATCCTATTGAAAAACCTAAGTTATTAAACTTACATAAAGTAAGATCTATTGGATATATTAAGGAACTTATCGCTTGGAATCCGGATGATAACTTTGATAGGGTATCTGCTATGGGTATGTTGATGATACTTAGAGCAGATAGGGAGAAATTTGAGCAAAGAAAGTATGAAGATAAGGTTCAGACTGTCTTGGATGATCCTTGGTTTGGTAGATTTGGAGGGTTTAAGAAAGTAAAAAAATCCCACTTACGCTATACCGGAACTAAAATTTTATAGTTAAATTGAGTTTTTTAAAGTAGTTTTGTCAAAATTTTAAAATATGG